TAAAAATTATTATCAACAATATAGAATTAAAGCTATAGAAAACTTTGATGAAGTGATTAAAGAAGTTGATATTTATATTTGTGATAATAGTTCGACAATATTTGAATTTGCTTATACTAAAAAGCCAGTAATACTTCTTAATTCTCCAATGTATAGAAAAGAGATTAAACATAAAGGCAATCCAAGATTTTGGAAGTATGCAGATATAGGAATTCAAGTAGAAAAACCAGATGATTTATTGAAAGCAATAAAAGATACAATGGTAAGAGATTATTTACCACGACAAGAGAAAATAGTTAAGGATATATTTACCTACGTCGATGGTAAATGTGCAGAAAGAGCTAGTAAAGTTATTATTAATTTTTTAAAGACATATGAAGTTAAGTATTAGTATAATGGGTCATCCAAAGCGAAGAGAGTTTATTGAATCTATGGATAAAGCACTAGGAGAAAAAGTTCCTATTTCAATAGATATAGGCTTTGGTCTATGGGAAAATTGTAAAAGAGCTTGGCTTCTATATGATAAAGATGCTGACTATCATGTAGTATTACAAGATGATGCTATTATTTGTAAGGATTTTAAGAAGAAAGCAGAACAATTTATCTCAAAATATAATAAAGAAAAGAGAGCTTTTAATTTCTATTTTGGTAGGAGAGTTTCAATGAATAAAAATATTTTAGCAGAAGGAATAACTAATGGTTATATTATTCTTCCTAAGAATATGTGGGGAGTAGCAATTTGTCTTCCAACTAGTGAGATAAAATCAATGATAGAAAAATGTGATACTATGACACATATTCCACAAGACGATACTCGAATTGGTAGATATCTTTCTGGTAAGAAGTTTAACATAATATATCCGATGCCTTCTTTAATAGATCATAGATCAGATTTAGAAAGTTTGGTAGGAAATGCTTTATCAAATGGTCGTAGAGCATATAAGTTTATAGACAATGAATAATCATATTGTTATAATTAGATTCCATTACGAAAAAGATAGTCCACGATTTCAGTGGAGGTTTGAGTATTTTAAGAATGAAGTATTACCTCGTTTATTAAAACAAACAGATAGTAATTTTGATATTGGTATAAGGTGTAATGAATGGCATAACGAATTGTTTAGAAGTTTACATCCAAGAATTATTCCATTTCAAATAAATAATGAGAGAGTATTCTATAAAAAGAGAGGAAGAGGAAAAAAATATTTCTTTGATTTTTGTGAATGGAAAGATGTAATAGGATTAAAAAAATATGATATTCAAACAGGACTTGATAGTGATGATTTAATTGCTGATAATTATATTGAAACAATTGTTAGTGAGATAAAAAAGTTTTCTAAATCAAATCCAAATAAATCTTTACATATTTGTTTTCAACCAGAACTATTCAATTATAAAACAAAGGAAATTTACAGTATAGGACAAACTTATGGTCCGAGAGATGGTTCTGCATTTATGTCAATGTATCAACCAGATAAAATAAATTATCATTTTATATATGAAAGGTCGCATCATTATTTATATCAATTAGTATCCAGTACAATAATTATTCCGAAAGGTTATTGTTGGGCTACAGTTCATGATTACAATGAATCAACAGGAAAAAAGAATTAAATTCTATCAGTATCCAGCAGAATATAATATTGGAGATACTTTAAGCAAACCAATTTTAGAATATTTTTTTGGTAATGTTAAACAGGTTAACGATAAGGAAAGAAATAAAATAATAGCAATTGGTTCAATAATGGGTAAGGTTTTACCTGGTGATGTAGTATGGGGAACAGGTTGTATGTATGAAAAACCTTGTCGAGTGAATGCAAAGTTTCTTGCAGTAAGAGGAAAATTAACTAGAGACTTAATAGTTGGATCAGCAGTGCCAGAAGTATATGGAGACCCAGCTCTATTACTTCCTCTAATATATAATCCAGAGATTCAAAAGGAATACGAAGTAGGCATTATTCCACACTATATAGATAAGCAAATAGTTAAGGATAGATTAGTTTTTGAAGAAGGATATAACTTATTCATAGATGTAGCATTACCTTATAAAGAGTTCGTAGATAAAGTAAAATCATGTCGAAGAATAATGTCTTCATCATTACATGGAATAGTTATTGCTGAAGCGTATGGAATACCAGCTGAATGGTGTGAATATAGTGATAAGGTATTAGGACACGGTTTTAAGTTTAGAGATTATTTAACTGGGACGGGTCGAGAAGAACAAGGTCCAGGAGAATTTCCGCCAATTAGAAACTTAAAAGAAATACAAAACAAATTAATTAAAGTATTGAAAAATTATTATGGTATTTAGAAATGATGATGTAAATCCGAATAGTAATATAAAAGATATACAAAAAATGTATGCATTGATAAAGAAGTATTTTCCAAAAGCAAAGATATATTCTTGTATAACTATATTTGCTAAGAAAAATAGTAATGGATCTGCATATCCAAAAATAGAGATACATGATATCGATTATCCCAATATTGATATAATGTTTGATTTAAAGAATTTGCCTGTTCTTGAAAATATAGTATCTCACGGGCTATTCCATATAGATCATAGAAATTCTAGTAAGGATTTACAAACATTTTCAATCGTATCATCAGCAAAATTATTAAAGACGAATAGATTTATACCTCCATTCTGGAGATGGAACAAAACTACTCAGGAAATATGTGATGAAAACAATATAAGTTTATGGATAAAACAGGAAAAAGATTGGATAAGTTTAGATACAGGAAATGTCGATAAAAAACACGATCATTATTTATTTCATAGCTGGAAATTCACACCAGAAAGTTTTGAGGCTAAATTAAAAATATTATGATATTTATTGAAAAAAAATTAGAAAAAGGTTATAATTACAGTATAGAAGAGGTTTTTGGAAAGTTATTCATTGAGTCACCAATTAAACTAGAAGCTCAACTACTGGATTTGATAGTTCAAAAGGTATTAAGGGCAAACGTAAAGAATCTTATTATTAATGATAATATTAAAGTAACATATGAACCAAACAATAGCTGGGCAGAAGATGACGATAACGGAGGAGAAATTAGCAAAACTGGATCAACTATACAGGGAAGTTGATGAGCTAAGCGAGAAAGCCTCAGACGCTATAAAGAATGCTAAAAGGAATAAGGAAAACGAAATAACGATTGCACGAGATGGCAAACCTATAATAATCAAGGAAGCTTTACTATGGGACGAGGTGCGCGTACTAGGGACACAAGCAATAGATGCTTATAGTGTTCTAAGTGAGAAATATCCTGAGCCATTTGAATTAAGTAAACAACAAATAGCCAAAGCAAATGAGATGGATATGTTTGTATTAGCAGAATTCGGGATATCATCTACACAGATACGATTGAAAGACATAATGACTATAGTAGAGGCAATGGTGGATTACAAATTAAAAACAAAAGTTCTTTAACAATTAAAAAGAAAGGAGTTATACAATGCAAGTAGTCTATAAGAATAAAACATGGGAATTGAATATGCCATTTATGTTGTTTCAATCATTAAAGGAACAGAAATCTGGTATGACAGTAAACATTGAGGAAGTAACCCAATCGAGTTACAAAGAAATCACAAGTGTTCCATTAAGAGAACTGGAAGACTATTCAATCGCTCGTAACATGGACGCATTAAAAAACTAAAAAAGGTATCCAAACGGGTACCTTTATTTGTTAAATTAAAGAATCTATATTATAATATACGTATATGGAAGACGATACTAAACAAGGACAAAATAAAGACATCAGCATCGGTGAGAAACCGGAAAGTAACGGTACAGGTAAAGATCCTATAACAGGTAAGTTTTTACCAGGTAATAAATTGAGTCCAGGAGGAACAAAAGGACGAAAGCTTTTGTCTACTTTATTAAGAGAGGCATTAGAAAAACAAAGTGATATTGAATACGATGGAAGGAAAGTAACCTATCAAGAGGCAGTCGTTTGGAATCTAATAAGAATAGCAACGAAAGGGCAAGAGGATAAAGATATAATCAAAGGTATAGCCGAAGTATTCGATCGAGACGAAGGTAAAGCTCGAGGGTCTTTGAATATTGGATTAGAAAGGGAAATAGAGGGCGTAGATATAACTATTGTACATGCGAATAAAGATGATATCGACACCAGTGTTCCAAAAGAACCTGGAGAGCAAGGCGAGGATAACACTTAACGAGGGAGGGGCTAGATCGTCTAAAACATTCTCACTTTGTCAAATGTTTGTACAAAAAATGTTAACTGAACAGAACATTATTATTTCTGTTGTTCGTAAAACATTACCTGCACTTAGAGATACAGCTTATCGTGATTTTATGGAAGTGCTTAGAGTTCTTAAAATATACGATGATAGATTTCATAATAAGAGTATGTTAACGTATCAGATAGGTACAAATATGATAGAGTTCTTTTCAGTTGATGAAGCTCAAAAGGTTCGAGGTAGAAAGAGAACTTATCTTTGGTGTAATGAGATGAATGAATTCACATTTGAAGATTGGCATCAACTTATTTTAAGAACAAGCAAACAAGCATACGGAGACTATAACCCATCAGAAGATTATAGTTGGATTTATGATAAGATACAAACAAGACGCGATTGTGTAGTACTTCACTCAACATATAAAGATAATCCTTTTCTTGAACCTGAGATAGTTAAAGAAATAGAATATCTTAAAGAGGTTGATGATAACTATTGGCGTATTTATGGGCTAGGATTACATGGTATCCCATTATCTACTATCTATACTAATTGGTCTCTTGTTGATAGTATGCCTGAGGGCGTTGAAAAGATTTATGGACAAGACTTTGGTTTTAATAATCCCTCAGCAATGGTAGATGTTCGAATAAAAGATAATGACATCTATGTAGACGAATTAATTTATGAGAGTAAGCTAAACAATTCTGATTTAATTACTAGATACGACTTGTTAAATATTTCTAAAACTAATATAATATATTGTGACAGTGCTGAACCTCAGAGAATAGATGAGATGAAGAAAGCAGGCTATTGGGCAGATTCGTCAGATAAAGATGTAGAAAAAGGAATCGATACTCTTAAATCAAGACATATTTACATAACAAAAAGGTCGACACATATACTCGAAGAAATAAAGAAATATAAATGGAAAACTAAAGACGATAAGATTCTAGATGAGCCAGTTAAGTTATATGATCACGCTTTAGATGCAATAAGATACGCAGTTCATACACACTTAAACAAGGAATATGTAGGATTCTAATTATATGAAAAAAATTATAGCAAAAAAAATTAGGAAGGAAGTTAGAAGGGAATTAAAAGGAGGTATGGCTATCTTAAATACTATGATACATAAACGACCTAGTTATATCCCGAAGTTTATTTGGTTAATATTATATCTACCATTATTCAAAATTAAGACTTGGAAAATTCTATATGAAAACATATGAGTAAAGAAGAAGAACAAAAGATCTTAGATTTTATACGAGAGGAATACGAACGAATTAAGTTTGGTAAATTGCTAATCGAGATATCAATTCATCGAGGCAAGTGCACAAATATACAATGTGAAACTAAACATAGTAGTAATTTATTAGAAAATAATATATAATTAAATGTATGGGAATATTCAAATCTATTCGTAAAGCATTAGGAGACATTAATGAGAGATATACACTCTCAAATTCACTCAATGATATCAATTTTAATAATAGGAAGGCAAATGATTTTTTGGATTATAATGAGACCTGCATGTATATTAATAAAGCTATTGAGCGAAGGTCAGATAAAGTAGGCGAGGTTGAGTTTGTTCTTAAAGATGAGAAAGGTGAAGTTATTGAAGATGACCAAAGTGGTTGGTTAGATTTACTTAATAAGCCTAACTCAATATATACAGGTAAGCAATTCTGGAAGTTATATCAGAAGTATATGGATCTATGTGGTTGTGCTTTTATATATAAAACAAAAGATACTAATGTAGAAATATTTGATCCTAAAACTAAAATGGAATTACATCTATTAAGACCTGATTATGTAGAAATACAATGGAAGAAAGATGGCACAGGTGTAGTAGATAAATATATATATCAAACAGGAGCAAATAGAACAGAATACGAACCTGATCAAGTTATGTATTCGTTTAATCCTGATCCTAAGAATCCATTGTTTGGGCTTAGTTTATTAATGGCTGGTGTTCGAACTATAGAGACTGAAATACAATTGTCTGAATATCAAACTAAAATATTAAAGAATGGAGGTAGAGTAGAAGGCGTATTTAAGTTTAAGAATATCCTTAATAAACAGCAACTTAAAGAGCTTAAAGATAGTTATGAAGTAGAATATGCAGGTGCACAGAAGGCGGGTAGACCTTTATTCTTAGGAGGTGAAAGTGATTATGCTAATACAGGGCTTACGCCTACTGAATTGTCTTATCTTAAATCTAAAGAGGTATCGTTAAACGATATTTGTATTTTAACAGGTGTGCCAGTAGAAATATTAGGGACGACACAAGGTGCAACTTATGCTAATGCAGATGCATCGATAGCAATCTTCTTAAGAGAGACGATTAAGCCATTATTACAAGATCTAGTTAATTTCTTAGATTGGCGTTTGTTACCTGATAATTTATGGCTAGATTTCGTAGATCCTACACCTGAGAATCAAGATAAACAATTAAAGATGATTGAAACTGCTAATACAGTTTATGCAGCTACAATAAATGAAAAAAGAGAGATGCTTGGACTCGATAAAAGCGATGTGCCAGAAGCAGATGATATCCTTATACCTTTTAGCCTTTCACCATTAGGGGCGGAGAAACCTGCTCCAGCAGATCCTAATTTACCTCCGCAAAAAGAGCAAAAAGGGAACAGTTTTAATAATCCTCTAAGAGACATAACCTTTAGAAAGAAGTATGCTGAGATAGCAGTAAAAAGAATGGATAGACGAGAAATGTATTTTAAGAAAAAGATAATGTCTTATTTCAAAGGACAAGAAGAACGTATAATGGATTATCTACCTACCAAAGGTATGACAAAAACCTTTATAGATGAGATATTTAATCATAGTACAGAGATTAGATTAGCAAAATCGACTGTTATTCCACTCATAAAACAGGTCTTAATCGAGGCAGGGCAAGAGAGTTTTGATCTTACGAATAGTAGATTTGAGTTTAATTATACCTCGGTAATGGATAAATGGGTAGATACAAGGGCTAATCTATTTGCTGATGAGATAACAGCTACCACTTTTAGTAAGTTAAAGAATCAATTTACCGAAGCATTTGCCAATAATGAGAATAGAAGTGAATTAATTAAGCGTATACAGAATGTTTATGATGGCTTTACAGAAGGTAGATCCAAAACAATAGCTAGAACAGAAGTTCATGGAGCTACTATTCAAGGAACAATCGATGGATTCAAACAATCGGGAGTTCAAACAAAGATATGGGTAGCAGTTATGGACGATGTGACTAGAGATAGTCATGCGATGGTAGATGGTGAAGAAGTTCCACTCAATATGTATTTTAGTAACGGGATGTATGCTCCCGGCACCAGTGGCGATCCTGGCGAAGATATTAATTGTAGATGTGTAATATAAGTTGTGAATTTATTAATAATATAATATAATATATATATACAGATCTTCACAGGAAGAACTCCACGAAGAGATGAACATAATAGTTTATCTTTTTTTTATGAAAAAATATTTAGAAATATCAACAAAATCATTAGAAGAATTAGGAGTCAAGACACACAAAGAACTTTGGGCTAAAGCTCAAAAAGATGGTTATTCAGGTATGGAGGTTTGTATTAATGCAGAATTTACTAAGAGTATCGAAGATGATAATTCATTTCATGCTATATTCTCTACTGCTAATGAAGATAGACACGGAGATGTTGTAGTTCAAGATTGGGATTTAAGATATTTTAAGAAAAACAATGTTCTTCTTGATTCACATAATTATGATTCTATTGAAAATATAATTGGGAAGATAACAAATATTAAACAAGACAAAGTATTAGAAGGTGATGTATCATTTCATCTAGCCAATCCCAAAGGTGTTCTTGCAAGGGAACAAGTTAAAGATGGATTTGGTAATGCGTTATCTGTAGGATTTATACCAAAAGAATTTGATGATAAAGGAACGATTATGAAATCAGAGCTATTAGAAGTATCAAAGGTATCGGTTCCTGCTAATGCTGAAGCTTTATTTGTTAAAGAAGAAATTAAAGAAGAGATAATCGAAAAGAAAGAAGAACCTATTATAGTTTCTTTATTGCCTACTAAAAAACAAAAACTAATGAGGGTAGTTAAACAAATGGCTGATGAACAAAGGAATAATCTTATAGCATTACAGAAAGCAGTTAATGCTCTTACTCAGGAGAATAAAGAATCAAAGAAACAAGATATTAATAGAATCATAAGAAGTTTAGTAAAACAAGGGATAGATATTAACAGTTAAGTCGACCTCCGTGCTGTTACGGACTACCTCATTATAAAGTAACTAGTCTAATAATAACAATATTATGTCTAAGTTAATGAAGTTATTGAAATCTCTTTTAGCAAAGGGTTTTGCTACTGCTGTCGAAAAGGCAGAAGTTAAGACACTTTACAAAGAGCTTGACGCAGATGGTCAAGAAGTTTTAAAGGACGATGCAGATAAGGCAGATGCTTTACCTGAGGAAGATCCTAAGAAAACAAGTGAGGAAGATGATGACCTCGAAAAAAACATCAAAGCTTTGGTCACTAAAGCTGTTAAAGAGGCAACCGAAGAGCAAACTGTGAAAGCTCTTGATGGGATAAAGTCGGAGGTCAAGACTTTTATGGAATCCCAGAAGAAAGCTATAGAGGCAAAAGCAGGACTCTATAATGCTGATGTTAAGGAAAAGCGTCATGGAGTAAATACGTATTTACGTAAGTTTACTCGTGCTGTTCTTTCAAATGATGTTAATGAGTTGATGAAACTCAATAACGCAGTCACCGTTAAGGAATTGACTACCGATAAAACAGGTTCACCATTTGGTGGATATGTTACCGATCATGAGTTATCTGCTGAAATTCGATTGTTAACCACTGAATATGGAGTAGCTCGTCAAGAAATGACGATGGTTCAGCTTTCGAAAAATAGTTATGATTATAATACACTCGTAACTGATGTAACAGTATATTGGGTTGATGAAGGAGATACAATCCTTTCTACTCAAGTAGTCCTTGGTCAGCAAGAATTAAAGCTTAAGAAATTGGCTGCAATTTGTACATTGACTCGTGAATTACTTGAAGATGAAGAGATTGATTTGTTCTCATTCATAGCAGGGCGTGTAGCAGAAGGGTTTGCTCATAAAGAAGATAGTGCATTCTTTATGGGAACAGGACCATCAGATACAGCAAATGGTGGTTTTACTGGAATAGTTTACAATGCGTTAACTAATCCTTATTCAATGGCAGTAAGCAAGGATTCAATTAATGATTTGACTGCTGACGATTTATTGGGTATGCAGGATGCAAGTCCTCAATCAATAGCAAAAAATGGTAAGTATTATGGTCATCGTTCTATTCGAAATATTGTTCGAAAGTTAAAGACGAAGGATGGCGTTTATATTTATCAAGATCCAACAAATAATGGACCTGCAATGCTATGGGGACGACCATTTGTTGAAGTCGAAGTTATGCCAGATATAACAAGTGATGATGTTGATACAGAATTCTTAATCTATGGAGACTTAAAGAAAGCATGTCTCTTTGGTTATAAAGGTTCAATTGCAGCAGATAAGTTTAATGCAGGATTAGTTAGAAATGTCGCAAATAATGCAGACATCAATCTTATTACTACTGATCGTGAAGCTGTTCGTTGGATTGAACGCGTAGGATATATCACTCTTATGCCAACTTGTATAACGGTTTTGAAAACGGGCTCAGGAAGTTAGACTCATTAATGGGGGTTTGATATAGAGGGGAGAAATCCCCTCGAATCAGACCCTCAGACCGTAGCATTAAGTCGAATGAAACGGAATACAAATAAATCATTAAAAAAATATGTCAGCAACATTCGCATTTGATCGAGACACCGGAACACAGACAGGTTCTCCTACAAAGGGAACTACTCGAAGTACTGGAACAACTGATACCAACTGGAAAAATACCGATACGTATGCAACAGCATATACTGCATCGCCAATTACAGCTGGAAATAATAGTTTTTCTATTTGGAACTTCGGACATTTCTCAGGAACATACAATCAGATCCTTGCAGGTTTATTTGCTCACACAGCAACAGCATTAACTGATAATGCATCAGGAGCAACACTTACATTGAAAGGAACACCAGCATGTACTGGAGATGGAGATAGATTACTTTATACGACTCCAACAGCGGCAACACTCGCAGGTTTAACGACAGATATGACATCAGTAATTGCTATTGCATCAGGAGTAGCAGTTTGTTTTGGAGCAACAGGACCAGAGGCAACAGGAAAGGCAGCGTCAATGTCAACAAATCCTTGTTATACAAACTACTTAACAACTCAATTACAAGTAGGAGGTGGAGCAGCGGCTGGTGATACGTCGAATATCACATTAACATTACAATATAATGAAAACTAATATGAAAACTATAAAATCATTTTGTGCAGTAGAACAAAAGGTTACTGAGCACACATTGGATATCGATGGAATAGGAGAAGTTATATTGACATGTACTTCTAATGTGGGAACAGACAAAGAACCAAAAATCTGTGGACACTTTATTAAGTTTCCAAAGGATTTGAAACCGGAACAGTTAAAAGAACTTATAGCAAAGCATCAATTTGTTAACGAGGGGCAGATGCCAATCGAACATATTGAGAAAAAGAAAAATGAGTTAATCGATGCTCTACTCGAGGGCTAGATATTAAAATTAAATAAAAACAATCCAATGTTAAAATACTTATTTACAGCCGAATATAAAGATGGAAGTTTATATCAACAAAACGCAGATGATAAATCTGTAAAAGAACCCGACAAAAGATCTTGCTACTTTGATGTAGATCAAGACAATCTTGTCGGGTTTGTTTTGCGTGGGAAAGATCATACTTATGGAGTAGATTTAAGAGATGGACATTTTGAAGTAGATGGTGTTCCTTTTTTCATGAAAGAATCAAATAAAGGTATTATGTTTCATCTAGAAGAATTACCAAATGGTAAACCGGTAGCAATTCCACTTCAGAATTTAAGATTAATATATTGGCGTAGACATACTCATGATATTCAAACTAATATAAAAACCGAGGAACAAAAAGAGACAGATCATCAAGTGGTTTTCAAATTGGGTTGGCAATGTGAGGTGAAATGCACCAACAAAGATTGTTGGGCTTTCAAAAAAGGTCTCACTCACAACTATCAAGAGATTATGCAAATAGAATAAAATGGCAATATCATATGTAGGTGGACAAGTTGGTGGTAGAACTGGTAGTGTATCAACTACTACTATCACTTTTTCGCTTACAGGTGGAACTAATAGCACTCCACAAGCTGGTGATTTGGTTATCATTACTTCGGTAGTTGGAAGTCAGGGAAGAAACCAAGCTCAAGCAATTTCAGGTTATACTCCACTTGGACAATTAAATCCAACAGCACAAACTTATGATACTTCAATGAATGTATCTTATAAGTTTATGAGTGGAACTCCTGATACTACTTTTGTTCTACCTGCGACTGGTAACGTAGCCGACGCTCAAAGATATACTATTCAAGTTTTTAGAGGTGTTAGTCCTATAACTCCATTAGATGTTACTCCAACTTCAGCAACTGCAACAGGAACATCAAGATGTAATCCTCCATCAATAACTATTTCAATAACAGATTCTTGTGTTGTTATTTGTGGTGGTGGAGCAGCAGCAACTGGAGCTAATTATACAGGACCAGCAAATTATACATCTGGTTTTTTAACTGGTTACACAGCAGGAACAAATGATGCTCTTGTTGGTAGTGGTTATAGATTAAATCTTTCAGGAGCACAAGATCCAGCAGTTTATACTGGTGGCTCTACTTCAAGTTTATGCTCGTGGGCCGCTTACACAATTGCATTAAGACCAGACCAAGCACCAACAGTTGCACTTAATACACCAGCAGATACCGGGAGCGTAAGCACATTGACCCCGACACTTAATTTTACAGGAACAGACCCAGATAATGAACATGTAGAATACGAAGTAGAAGTGGATCTTAATAATACTTTTGATAGTGGAGGTTCTGTTACATATTTATTTAATAAAGAAACTTTTGAAAGTGGAGCAACGCCTTTCACTTTTAGTAGAGAAGATGAGAGTGATGCAAATGGAACATTATCATTGGACGCAACTTCAAAAGTAAACGGAACAAAATCAATAAAAGTAAATAGTCGAACTTCCGGAGCAGGCGGAGCACGTTTGATAATTGATGACCTGGGTTCGACTTACACCGATTTGCATTTTCAATTTACGGTATTTTTTCCAACAGGGTGGTCTTGGGGAACGGCAACCTACACCGGAATTTTAGATACATTTGATACATTATGGGGAACAGAATTAGCTTATCTTCAAATTGAGGACAACGGCGGACTTGGATTATATTTTGGAGGTTCCGGAGGATATGTGTCCAC